TTCAATCGCTCCTTGCTTATCTAAACGAGAAATAATTGAATCAAAATCTGCTAAAGTTGTTGGGTTACCACCGTTCCAGATGTTACCTCTTTGAGCCACAGAATAGAAAATTCCATCTGATCCAGCCCCTTGTGCTCCTGCAGCAGCTCCATTACCTAGCGCAGCAGCAGCTCCACCATTAAGTTCAGCGGGTACAGCTTCAATCATTGCAGTCTCTAAGTAGTCGTCAAAACGTAGTCTTGTTTCATGCTCAGATTTCAAATACCAAAGGTATCCGTTTGCACCGTTCTCAGTTGTAACTTCAACCCATCCAATTTGAGCCATGTCAGATCCAGATACAGTATAAGTATCTTTCAAGATAATTGGCTTGTTTGAAAAGATAAAGTCGTTAGCTTCAAGAGATCCTACCATTCCAGCAGTTCCTTTTCTGAATTCCGATCCATAAACAAATATAGTAACATCAGAATTTCCAACTCCAGTACCAGCAGTAATTAATCCGCCCGCTTCGTAGAACCCAACAGTAAACTGTCCAGCTCCTCCACCTGCATTGTTAACAGCGGTTACAACAGCTTTGTTCATACCAGAACCATTGTTCTGTACAACTGCAATTGTTTGACCGACTCTTACAACTTGTTGAGCTGTAGTTGGGTCAATAACATCATTCACTTGGAATGTAGCATTGTCAGCAGCTTGTGCAGCAGCTGTTCCTACCTGAGTGTATTTAGTATGCAATCTACCTTGTTCAGCCCATTTAATAAGGTCAGAATTTGTAGGCATCTCAGCACCTACCATACGTAGGAATGAAGAGATAGTTCGATTTCCATAACGCTCGAATTCTTTTTCGTAAGTGTCAGGAAGATATTGATTTAGAAAATCAAAGTTAGTAATGTAATTCTCTGTAGTCGGAGTCCTCTCGGAACTCGGAGTAAGAGCAAAAGTTGGGATAGTATTAACTGATCCAGCCATAATTTTTAATTTTTAAGTTCTTTTAACGCTTTTAATTCTTAATCTATTACCTGATGGTTCAGATATAGATTTCACTTGCATTCCTCCCTTTGTAGACACCTCTGGCGCTTTACGTTCTGACATGTTAATATTCTTAGTCTTGCGTATAACGTCTTCAGTAGCTTTAGATTTACCCTGTTCAAAAAAGAACTGAGCAAATTTATCAGGATTCATTGCCATTGCTAAAGATCTGTGGTAGCCTTCTGCATCATTTAAAAGTCCTTGAGAATCCATATACTTATGTACAAAGTTCATGGGAGTCTCTTGAGCTTTTTTTAATTCAGACGCGCCACCTGGGGAAAACATAATCTCTTCGTCGTTTAACTTGAACTTAAAACCTTTAAATTCTGATCCGAACACTTCATCACTTTTTTTGACAAACCATTCCCGTTTTCGATTCGCTTCCTCTTGTTGAGTTTTAGCGGTATTTAAATATTGCTTATAAGCCTGCAATTCTTCATTAGCTTCGTTAGAACTTCCACTTGACTCAAGCGGTTGCTTGTATAACTCTTGCTGTTCTTTAAAGAACCGGTTAGCTTTAGCAATAATTTTCTTCTTTGCTAACTTAGTTTTTCTAACGTCCGATTCGTCATCAAGCTCTTCGTCATAAGAATAGTCCTCCATTAAGGATTCAATATCTTCTGCGTCCAAACCTTCTTCCGTAAGAGTTAGGTACTCTTTTAGCAAAGAATCAGGATTCATTGTAGTGTAGTCTTGTTGTAATTTAACAAAATCACTAATTCCTCGTCCTGTTTCTTTTTTATATTTAAAGTAAGCTGCGACATCTTCCGGCATTTCTTCTGCCTTTTCTCTTTCGCTCATCAATTCTTCTATAGAATTAATTTCCTTACCGTATCTATTTCCTATATATGAAAGAACATCTTCTTCTTTTAAATCATAAGGTTGCTGTGCAACCTCTTCAATAGTAGCCTCCTCTTCTGGAGCTTCTGTGGTAGTCTCATCTGGCAATGGCTCAGAAACAACCTCTACCTCGTCACTACTTGACACTTCACTAAATTGCTGTTCGTGCTTTTCAAGCAATTCTTTTTCTATTTCCTGAGAAGACTTTGAGTCTAATTCAGACATTTCTCTTACTTTTATTTCCATTTAATTTAATTTAAGTTACAAATTTACGCAAAATACAAAGGCACATTTTGCTACCTTGGCGAGAACTCAGACAAGTCAAAACCATCTAAAGAATCTTCATTTGACTCAAAGTTTTTTGGAGGCAAATTATTTTTTCTTTGATTTATTAACTGAGACTGCTCAGTATTCTGCTGGCTAATTCTATCTTTTTTAGCATCTTCCCTAGATGTTTCTCTACTGGCTAATGCCCCCTCTGTCATGCCTTGAAGCTGTAGGTTATATTTAAACTCTTGGTCCATTAATTGAGCTTTTAATTGAGCTTCAACTTTAGTCCTTTCAATTTCAAGTTGTATTTCTCCCTGCTTGTATTTAAGTTTTGCTTGAGTCTCTAGCTCTATTTTTTGAAGAGCCATTTGACCAGCCATTTCTTGAGACTTTAATTGTTGCTGTGAAACCATTGCTTGTTTCTGCATCTCTCTTTGGTCATCTTGCTCTTGCTTGGCTCTTCTCTTAACCTTTAAAAGCTGATTAGCTAACTTAAGGTTCTTGATCTCTCTAATATCTATAGCGTCTTCTAGGTTTATATCTCCTTTAGATAATGCCATTTGAATATTCTGTTCTAGTAAAGCCTTTTGTTCTTCGTCTGGAGAAAGCTCAATAAATACACCAAAGTCATATATATAAAGCTCAGAAATATCTCCCAGTATACTTACATTATACTTTCCTATTTTATTTATAAAGTCTTCTTTAAAGTCAGAATACTCTAATATATCCGCAACTCTATAAGTTAAAGCCTCTGCTAAGGTCCTGTATATATACAAGCTACCGTCTAGTATATGCCTTGTTGCTGTGTTTGAACTTAGCGCTGCTAACTTCTGAACGCCAACTAAAGCATCTGAATTAGCTCCAGAACCGTCTCTCGCTTCATTTAAGCCTGTTACAGCCCTTATCATATCTAAGTAGTGGTTATAGTTAGCTATTAGCATTTGTGTCTTAGAAGCGCCTGAATTGCTTGTGAGCTGCTGTATAGGAACTTTAGCCTGATTATAATCTCCTTCCTGAGTATAACTTCGGCCTATTACGCTACCAGTTTGAAAATACAACCTCATTGCATCTTCAGGGTTATAAGCCGCTCCAGTACCTAGATCAACTTCATTTAATCCATCCGCATCTATATATACCCCATCAGGGACTACTCTAGCTATCACTTGCTGTAGTTTTAAATGAGTCATTTGAATTAAGTCTGCAAATGGAATCATTCTCCTTACTAAAGATTCAATAACACCCTTATACATTCTAGGCGCTACAGCTACGTAATTTGGTATAGCATGCTGAGAGGAAGACTTGGGACGTACCATGTTTTCCGCAAGCTCCCACTTGAGGATAATATTAGTTCCCATAACCATTACCCCATCATACCAAACGTCAATTGTTTTCTCTATCTTTTCGAAGTTTCCTTCTTCAATCATTTCTTCTGGAGGATTAAAAGTATCATCCTTTTCTATCATTCTAGAAGCTCCCCCGTCTAATTTTTTCTTTTTATATACTATCTTTTTAGTAGTCTTATAATTAAAATACATTAACGTACACGTATCCCTATAAAACATATCATTCTCATAGTATTGAGCAGTATTATAATAATCATACCAGCTCTGGCTGTATTGAGATATCTTCTCTAGATCGTCATTTGTAAGGTCAGGGTCTATTTTATTAAGCTCAGTCAGCGCAACTGTTTTAATTTCTCCCCAATAAAAACAATCTTTAAAGTAAGGGTCTTCAGTATAACTATAAACCACATTAGCAGGGTCTACATAAGAAACTTGAACACCCGCCCCAGGAAGAAACTCATGTTTTGCTACACTCATACCCACAACCATTTGGTCGTAGTCTAATCTTTTTCGAGTATCATCATAATGATTCTCAGCAAACATTGTATCTATAGCCTCTTCTTCTGCAATCTCTATAGCAGGCTTATAGTTTAAATTCATATATAAAGACAACTCCTCATCCGATGAAGGCAAGTCGTCTGGATTCATAGTAAACGGATTAAAACCCGTTTCTTTCTGTAATACCTCTAATGGCTCTTTAGCTGCCATTTGACCCTCAATCATATTTTGGTACTTGCTTCTTTTAGATTGAGACAAGGCATCCTGAGCATAAGCCTTAACCTTAAACAATCTATCAGACATTCCATTAACAACTATGTCTACAAATTTTGGAATAATAGGAACGGGAGTCCAGTCTAAATTTAAATAAGATAAATCTCCATCAACAGCTAATTCGTTTTTGTATTTAGCAATCGATTGCTCGCCTCTAGCGTAAAGTCTAAGTCTGTTGAAGTCCCTCCACTGACTGTAGTATCTACACCCATTAGAATCTTTTCTAAACCATTCATATTGTATTGCTTGACCTATCTGTAATCCAAACTCGTCGGTAGCTTTTTCAGCATCCGATACAAATTGACTTGGAAACCCTACAGATGAAATATTTATATTGACTTCTTTCATCTAATTAATTCGCTTAAAGATCCTTTATTGTTGTATTTTGCAAAGTTAAGACTTATTTTGGATTGTTTTTGCTCGGGTAAGTACGCGCCCTTTTGGTTTGCCATTATAGCTAACCCCGAACTAATACTTGCATCAAACTTAGTTCTATTGTTAATATCAAATTTAGCCCAATCCTCTAAGGTTCTAGTAAAGTACATAGAACCCATTTCGTCAGGATCTCTGTATGTAGCTTCTAAATCTATACCTATGTGTTTTTCTATATACGATTCAATAGCAGCAGCGTGAGACTGTTTTACATCTTCAGAAGTATTTGGTATACCACCTAATTCCTTTTCGGTTTTTGAAAGCTTATTATAATGCTTATCAGGTCGATTCATCGAGTACCCTCTATAACCCCTGTTTTTAAAATGATATAATAACCGAGGCTTGTTGTTCTCCACTAAAATAGGCATACCGTAAAACACGCAGGCCATCAAAACTTCTTCAAAAAATATCTCTGCAGTCTGAGGCCTAGCAACATACTCTAAAAAAAACTCACTACTAGGAGCATCGTCCATATTAAACTTAGTCATTCCATGTAGTGCTCCATTAGATCCTCTTCCACCTACAGTACCCGATATGTCATAACTATCACATCCAAAAGCGCCTATATGCTCATTTCCAGGGAAGAATACTCCATGTTTAGAATGTTTATTGTTATTTAAACCTTTCTTAGGAGTCCAAGAAACCTTGAATCTACCCCTATTATCTGGCGTCCATATAACCTCAGAATCTTTTACACCATCTTTCCAGTAGAACCTACCCCTTGTCATATGATGCTCTATTATTAAAGAGTCATTATAATCTATCTGCTGGTATATCTTAGTTAAATTAAACAAAGAAGACTTACTCTCATCTCTAAATGCGTGAGACTCTGTTCTAGGAAACTGCCTGTAGAATTCGTTTAAAGCGTCTGCATCTTTTTTTAAAGAGTCCACCTCTGCCTCCCAGTAGTCTATAGCTCCATTTCTTATATACTCACCGTCAACTCCCATTATTTTATTACTAGGTTTATAGAAAACCGGCATGCCGTGCTTGTCTATAAAACCCTCCATATTCCACTCCATGGGAATAAACAAAGAATACATGCCACTTTTAGTTTGACCATTCGCATTCCTTTCCCTGGGATTAGAATCCTCATATAACTTCTTAAAATTATCCCCTCCCTTGTTAAGTGCATTAGAAGTTGACCCCATTAAACACTTACCTATTATCTTACTTCCTAACCTCAAACAGGTTTTAGTAACCCTCCAATTGTTTAGTATATTATTTGGCTTAATCCACTTCCCACTTTCATCATGAACCAGAAGCAAAAGCTTCTCACCGTCATAAGAGTTGTCATCTGTATTCTTCCAGTCAATAGTTGTGTCTAATCCATACAACTCATCATTAACCGTTTCATACATATTCTTTTTAGTAATCTTAGAAGCCGGTATCCTAAAAGCAAGCTCTGTCTTAGGCTTGTCCATACCATCCTGAATAGGTTTAAAAAAGAAAGGCAGCCTAGTGGATATAGGAACAACCTTGTCTGTAAACATTTTTTTAGCATCTGACCCCGTCTTAGATAGTATACCTACCCTAGAGTCTTTAGCTAATGAACCTGTGTTTACGCATTCAGAAGACCCCATAAAAGAAAACCCTGAACGTCTTATTTTTAAATAGTCCATTCCAAAACACCTATTGTCAGCTCGACAGGCCTCCCAGTATATAAAAAATATTCTATTAGCCTCTCTAAAGTCTGGATATCCAATATCAATACTAGTCCACTGAAGATACATGTAATGAGAACCCGTCATGTATATTGGAGTTCCGTTATTATAAAACCAATGCCCTAACTCTCTTTTATCAAACTCATTCTCTATGTAATCAACCCAATTACTTTTAAAGTTATCAGGCATTTCATTCCATTGGAATATAGAAGATATTCTAGTAAGCTCCTTAGGTAGTTCTTCTCTTTCCCAATACTGCTCTTCTTTTTTAACAGACCTTTTATAAACGTCTAATTTAGAGTTAGGGTGAGCGGGTGGTTTTTTAGGCAACCCTATAATCAATCCATTAATAGATATAATTTCACCGAGCTCACCTGTTTTAGATATAATGACAAGGTCATACTTTTCATTATAACCATATAACCAAGTCTTGCCTGTGTTTTTTCTTTTTAAAACGGCAGGAGGTATGTATTTGTCTATCGTTTTGTATAAACTATTTTGATCTTCTTTCTGCAAATCCTTGTTTTGTTTTAGGCACTCCAGTGTTATTAGCTAGGTTTATATTGTCCTGCTCTAAATCTATTTTATTTAAAATATCAAACGCGTCAAAAATAGCTAGCTTCTTTGTTGCCGCTGCATTTTTTAATCTGTCTGCCGCCAACTCATCTTCAGGATCTGGCTTTATAATATCTTCTCTAGCAACTTTTATCAACTGCTCTACAGCTTTTCTTCCTGCGCTAATTATTTGAATCTTTAGTTCTTCTGACTTCATTAAACTTTTTTTATAAACATTACTTGAGCCAATCTTGAGTTTTCACCCTCTCCAAAGTTTTCAAATATATTTCTTGAATGAGGAATCCGAGAATCAAACACAATCATTCGGTTATATTCGGCGTAGAGTGTACACATTGGAGTTTCACCCTTATACAGGGTAGTGCCTGCTTGTTTAGGAAAAGTTTTATTTAAATACAAAACTACCGTCTTATCCCCCATCATCTCGTCAGTGTGAATAAAATTTGGTTCAACTTGATGCAAGCTAGATTGTCTTACAAAATTATAAGTTGTAACGTAATCTGGAAACATAGTCATTACAAAGCTTTGAAGCTCGTCGTGAGGTCTAGGCTGAATACCTTTAAAAACTTTATCTCCATCAGGAACATCAGCAAATCCTCTGCCTAATATATCATCAACATAAGCGTCAGGATCTTTTATCACATCATCTAAAGAAAATACAATCATAGAACTACAGTTATTTGATGATCATACATCCTGTATAGCTTTTCTCCATCTACTTCAAACTCATACTCACTCTCTGGCTTAAAAGTTATTCGATCTCCTACGGATACACCCTGTTCAGACAGGTACTTGTTTACGTATTTAGCTGTTCCAATCAACGGCTCTTCCTTAAAGTTCTTATGTAAAAAAGACTCTTCTTTATCGACTGGCTTTATAAAGCAATAACGATCGTGGCAATGCCACTTGTCATTATGCTTGTACATATAAAATTGATCGTTCTCCACAAAAAAAAGATCATCCTTAAAAAAACTTCTTCCGCTTTGCTGCCTTCCCTTCATGTCGTTATAAAACTTAAAAACATTATGGTGCACTAGAAGCAGGTCGCCCTCAACTATATCACCCTCATAACCCAATGGTGTTGAGATAACTACGCCAAATCTATTAGATGCTAAGTGGTTTTCTTCAGAAGTACTAGTAATGAACTCTACGCCAGATAACTCTTTAGTGTTATTATATCGCCTTCCCTTTAAGGGTTTTACGATAAAGAAAAAAGGAGACTTCATTAAAAGTGAATATTGTATTCTATAGAGATTGGCATTACAGAATTAAACTCTTTCCATAAAAGAATTTCGTCTTTTTGCTGAATCCAAACTTTTATGGTATTTTCAGAAGTGTCTCTTTGTATTAGGTGAATAAAGTAGTTGCCTCCCAACACTTCTTGCCCCACTAAATAATGCATAGCGCTAGACTTATAGTCCGGGCCTATTGATATTTTTCTTATATCCATTGTATTATATTTTACTGTAACACAAAGATAGAAATAATTTATTGCGTTTTTCCCCTGATCTTTTCGTAGGTGCGAAGCCCTCCAAGGCCTAACATTCCCATTAAGACCGTAAACAAAGGTTCTGTCTCTAGTACAGGAAAATCTACTGTAGGATATATAGTTCTTATAATAGGAAACACTAAGAAGTGATAAGCAAATGCTAGGCTAGATGCCCAACCTACACTTGGCCTCCAGCCCGAAACAAACAGAGATCGGTGTTGCGCCTCTACTTGATTTATTTTAGTCTGTAATTCAAGTATCTGATTAGGGTCAAGCTCCTTTCCTTTGATAGCTTCTCTAAGCTCTACGGCAAGGCCACCTATCTTACTTTTACCGCTAGAACCTCCGCTAAGTAGTGACATTAAAATCTTAAGCATTACTTTTTCTTTAATTCAAAGATAGTATCAAACGCAGTAGTACCCGCCAAACTAAGCTTGTCTATTATGTCAGACTGAAGTGTTATTATTTGCGCCTCGTAAGCATCTTTTTGTTTTACTAACTCATCAACCTTAGACCTTAATGACTCTACTTCTTTTTGTAGCGTAGCTACTTCATCTGGATTTCTACCTATAATGGCGTAGATAACTACAGACAGAGACCCTACTATCATCCCTGTTATAGAAACAAAAATATCCTTATTGTCAGAAGGTATGGTGTTGTTGGCTAAGTATAAGAGCAAAAATATAACTAACACAAAAATTCCCGTTGCTCCTAAGTAGTGTATTAAGTCTCTTTTCTTCATGTGTTAATTACTTTATAAGATGTTTTTCCGTTAATTTTTTCAGCTTTCAATATACGATTTCTATTTTCAGCTTCAGATACATAACTAACGTGTATCCAAGCTGGGTTTGAATTATTCCCAAACTCCCATATCATCTGATCAAAGTTTAGGTTATACTTTATATAATAAAACATTTCAGCATTTGTTTTATATCCAAAGGTGTCGTCTAAGTCAATCGCCCTACCCTGGCAATGTTGTGAGCGAGAGCTCCCACCAATGGCAGTATTTAATTTTTCAGACCTAAACATACTGTTTATTTTTATAGGACCATTTACCCAATCCCGCAAAGGCTCAAAAACATAAGTGGCTACGCCCACCATATTTCCAATCTCATAGTCGCCAGGAGTATTGTCTATGTTCAAACGAAGCGCTGTGTTAGATCTTATAGCTTCCTTATAAGTTATATGCTCACTTATTTTTTCCATACATCAAAAACCATTTGTGTATAGTGTATCCTATAGATACAGTTAATAGTGTTATTTTAAGTATAACGTCAATGTTGGCCATAGATACAGCTAGAGCTAAAGAGTTGAATCCGTATATTTTCATATCTGAGAAGCTCATTTTTTTTTATTTTTTACAATTTCATATATTACTTCAATGTCTCCCGCTGATGTTGTCTGTACGTAATTCATTTTTTAATTATTTTAGGTTGCTGCAATTGCCATATAGATGTAGGTTTCATTTTGTTGATTCAAACTACTACTGGCAGTTGTGTTGCCATCAGCACCAACAATAGCACTAAATCCATCTGAATCAAATCCAATACCTTGATATCCAGTTGTTACTTCTGCATCACTTAAGTCTGCGTATAATGCATAACTTTGTGTACCTGAAACCCTTTTGTTATCATACATCTGCCAATTACTAGTTAAATTAATTCCTTTTATCATTACAAAAGAAGGTTCAAATCCTAAATTTGTAACCATTGTTCCTGCTGTATAAGAAGTTCCTGTCCAAGTATAACTCCCTATTTTAGAATAGCCAGCAATTGAACGGAAGGCATAGGCTATCATACCGCCACCGCTTGGATTCACTTCACTACCACCATTAATTCCTGCTTGAAATGTTGTTGAGTTTACAGTTCCAAATCTATCTGTATATTGGTTGGATGGGCTATTTAAGTCTAAAAATAAAGTTTGGCTTGCTGCTGAGAACGCGCTTGACCAAACTGCCCAATTAGTAGCACCTGTAGTTTTTTTACAAATAATTAAGTCTGGCGCAGCATTTAATCCGTGACCAATAGTATCTCCTAATGTAGACGAACCTGTATAAGACACAATACTAAACCCTGCTGCTGTATTAGCTGATATTTTTGTAGCTGCAAGGCTTCCTGCTAAAACTGCTGTTGATGCAACCCCATCTATCATAACACTACCTAAAGTAGGTACCTCCCCTGCATTTTTTGAATTCAGAGCTGTAGGCGTGCCGCCTGCTTTCCAGTTCCAAGCTACGTATTTAGCATTTGTTCCCGAGTAAGATTGTCCAGGCGCACCATTTACTCCATAACCGCCATTTGTTTGGTCAACTACAGTAAACCCATTTGAGTTAAATGCAGTCGTTTGAAAGCCTGAATTAAAATACTCTGTCTCTGCAGAATTCGAAGCTAGTTGTCTTGAAACTCCTCGAACTGAATCAATAAGTATATTACTTATAGTTCCTTGTCTAGCTTTTATCCAAACTAAATCTGGCTGAAACTCTAGCCCCGTATATCCTATGTCTGTAGTTGATGTAGCGTTATAATTTGTTGATATATCATCACCATTACCGTCTAGCTGATAAGTGGCTATTGCCGTTTCACCCGTAGGAAAAGAAAGAGAAGATGCGGTTGTTGTTGTTTCTAATTGTAAAGCTGTCACAGCTGCTTGGCTTAAAGCTGAATCGTATATTCTTACTTGGTCTATTTTGCCATTAAAGTAATTAGCATAACTTGATGCTGTATTTCTATATGAACCAATAGTTGGAAAACCACCTGTTCCGCTATAACCTATTGAAGATGAAATACTAGTTGTATTTATTAAATTATTATTTTGATATATTTTAATTTGTGAACTTGAAATTGTAACAGCTAAATGATACCAAGTACTTGCGTTAATTGTTGTTGATTGTAGTATATTAAATTCATTATTTGAATTACTAAAACCATAAAATCTTAAATTACCATTACCTCCTGTTTCATATCTTATATGCCAACCCCTGTTTTGACCACTTGTTTGGCTATAATTATTAAAAATTGTTTGATAGTTTTGTGACGTAGTACTTAAATTAAACCAACAACTTACAGTCATTGCTGCATAATCAAAAGAACTCCCTGCTATTGTTACATTTGAACTTGAACCATTAAAATTAGCAGCCTCATTAAACTTAGCGTCTATTACTTGAGTCGCTCCGTTACCGAAGTATGTATTGACGTTGAAGTTTTTACTTCCCACTGGTGTATTGGCATCAGTGTCTATTTGAAACCAAGATGCACCATCATAATACTCAACGTACTTAAGCTCTGAATTAAAACGCCACTCGCCCGTACTAGGGCTAGTAGGTCTTGAAGCCGTATCACCCGTTGGCAATTGAAGCGCTGTGTTTGTTGCGCTAAAGTCAAATAATTCCGGTGTGCCTATTTTTGTTATTGCCATAATTTAATTTTTTAACATCCTACTTCATTAACTAATTCATCAACTTGAGTTTGATTTAAAGCTGAAGTGAAAAATCTAACTTGGTCTATTGAGCCATTCCACCAAGCAGTAGCTGCTGAAATACCACCAAAATGACCAATAAGAGTTGGAATTGAAAAGCTCGCTGCAGTCCCCGACCAGCTTGTGCTTGTTGCAGGTGTACCACCATCAATATATAAAGACACAGATCCTCCTACTGCATCTGTATTATTTACTATAACAAATGCTAGATGATGCCAATTACCATCATTAACAGTAGTGTTGTTAGTAACTGAAGCTGCAAAGCCATCAGCATCAGTATAAACATTTAGCTTCATCTTCCCAGTAGGAGCACCATATTCTACTGCCCATTCGTAATTTCCAGGAGGAGAATCATTAGCTTTTGATATAAGATAGCTAGTGCTAGTATCTGTTGTTTTTACCCACATACTTCCAGATAAAGCTCCAGTTGTTGTTATTGAAAAATTTGATGAAGTTCCTAAACTAATAACACTACTAGTACCATTAAACACCGCAGCATTCCCAAACTTACCTGCAGCATACGTTATATTTGAATCTGCACCGTTATAACTACCGCTTGTTGCACAAGTTGATGAATTATTAGAATTAGAGTTTAATTCATATAGAGCCAAATTGGTTGTAGGATAACTACAGTTAGTAGTAGTACACTGAATAGTATTAACAAAGTTTTTCCACTCTGTTCCGTTGTAGTGTTGCATTACGCTAACCGACCCTTCTGAGGCTGTGCCACCAAGGTTTCGCATCATTCCTTGTGCGACAGTAGGAGGTGCAGCGTAAGCCGAGCTTCCCGTAGGCATTTTAAGTCCAGCTGTTGAATAGACAGAAACTAAATTATTTTCTCCGCCCATATAACCGTGATAGTAACAGTAATAACTAGCTACCCCGAAGTCTGCTGTAACTGTTATAGTAACATCACCTGTGTAAAAATTATAGGTCACTCCGCCTACGACTAGGGTATTAAAAAATGTACCGGTATATGTGATACCTGTTAACCCATTATTTAAAACTGCAATAGGGTGAGCAACAGGAACACCTGTTAAAACCGTTGTGCCTTTTCTTAGTCCAAACTTACCATCGTAGACCCCATTAAAATAATATTTATTAGAGCCAGATGCACTTGATACAGTAACTGCATTGGTTGCATTTAAAACATAGTCAGGATCCCCTGGATTTAATTCGGTTAAGTCTTTTATTACCTTAGTTGTTGCCATAATTTAATATTTTGAATCCCATTTTTGTTCTTCTTCGTTCCAAAAACCTTGAATAAAGGTAAAATTATCGGGGTAAGCAACAGGTGCACTCCATCCACCATTTGTTGTGTCCCATGTCCAGCTAGGGTAAGGTTGGTTGTTGTCTGGGTTTACATATACATAGTCCACCCATTCTGTTGTGTCTTCTTTCCAGCACCATTCCATACCCTCCGGTCTTGGTGTTGGCGCTTCCCAATAGCAAGTGTCCTCATCAAGAATCCAACTAGGATAAGGTTGAGGCGCGTAAAACGCATCTCTTACAGGGTCGTAGATGTATCCTACCCCTGCATAATTTTTTCTAAACGGCGTGCCGCCTAATTTGTGCACCCCGCCTTGTGTGTTGTATGACGTTCTTTTGCATCCGCGGTAGAAAGCTTCCCAGTATACTGAGTTGTCTTCTGATATAGCTTCGCCATTTGAAGAAGTAAACTCATCTACTCCCGTGTACATGTCGGTTACTCTGCACAGCGCATTGGCCATTGCAGTGTATAGCGTTTCACTCTCAGCCACCAAGTCTTCAGTCCCTTCAACTTCTTTAGCGTTTAAAGCATCTAGAGATGTTTCTTGTCCTGGAACTAAAGCTTCTTTTTCAGCATCTATCTCTGCTTGCTTTGCGACTATTGAGTTAGTAATAGCCGTCTTCTCTTCCTTAGTCATCTCAATTGTATACTGAGACTTTAATTCTGCTAATTCACCTTGTAGGGTTTGTAATGTATCTGAAGTAAATGAATCTTCGTATGCCGTTTTTAGCGTAGCATATTCTTCGCTTGATCTGTTGTCAGATTCTATAACAACAATTTCTTGGCGAACTTCCATAAGCCTAGCATTTTCACTTACCGTAAACTCATCATTTGATATTTTTGCGTAGTATGCCATGTTTAGAATGTTATTGTTGCGCCTGTTGCGGCTGTAGTTATTGAATATAAATATTGACTTCCACTCACAGATGAGCCATTTACACTTTGTCCAGCTGATGTTGTAGTTCCATTTACTTCTACACCTGCGGTAAATGTAGCAGATGATGAAGTACATCTAAGAAAAACAATTCCTTTACCTCCATTACCTCCTGAGCCATTTGGCCCTGTTCCGCCGCCGCCGCCGCCCGAACCGGTTTCGTCTGTTCCATTAGAGCCAGCTGAACCTGAACCGCCTCCAGCGCCTCCGCCGCCCGAACCACCTGCACCCTGATTACCGCCGCCGTTATATCCGCCGCCGCCGCCGCCAGCTCTTACAACAGATGAATCGGTAATAGTAGATGTCACACCTGCGCCGCCATCATTAGCGCCAGGAATAGATTGACCCAATGCTCCTGCGCCGCCGCCTCCTGAACCTACAGAATTACTGGCGGTTGCTGTTTGAGCTCCTCCATTAAAACCTTGTGCAGTTGTGCCTTGCGCTACTGCTGAATCAGTATTGTTTCCACCACCTTTTCCTCCTCCTGAGCCTCCATCACGACCAATGGTGTTATATTTACCGCCGCCGCCGCCGCCGTCAGAGGTAATTGAAGAGAACACAGATCGTCCTCCATCTCCTCCAGCTATTCCTGGTGTGTAAGTTCCTCCATTTCCACCTATGCCTACTTCTATGGAATAAGCAGTACCTTTATTCAAAACCAATGCGTTTTCGGCTGAAGTGCCGCCGCCTGATGGTTCAGAATTATATGAGTTTCTATATCCTCCTGCGCCGCCGCCCCCAGCGCTATCGCCGCCGCCGCCTCCTCCGCCAGCAACTACTAAATAGTCTAAAGCTATAGGAACTGATACCTCTTTAAGATTTCTCCACTCGGCTGTGCCTGATTGGTCGGTATATACTTCTGTGCGATTAGTTTCAGTGTTTTCTCGGAGGTCTCCGATCGTGGTAGTTGTGCGTTGAGCAGTAGTGCCCCTCACCCAAGTAAGCCCTCCTGCGTTACCACTCATGTCTATCACATCTGTAGTTACTTTGGTTGTTGCCATTGAGCCTTAAGTTTATGTTGTTGTTACTGCTTCAATTGTAGATCCATCTGGGAAATTTCCTGCAGCTAAAGTTAATGTTTTTACAGATAATGCAGCAAAATTTGCTTTCGCCTGATACACTCCGTTTATATATACATCAATATAATTTTTATCAACAGGATTATCTGTTGAAGTTACTGTTATAGAATTAGTAGAAGTTCCTGATATAGAAAAAGAATCAACCGTTTTAGTAATACCTCCTCCTATAGCTCCCCAAGCTCCATTAATATAACCCTCAAAACTATTATCTGTTGTGCTATACCTAAGCATTCCATTTGCAGGAGTGGTAATAGCGTTTCTGTTTGTTGTAGTTCCAGCAGGAAACTGAACAGCATCTGTTGCATTAATAGCAAGAGAAACATTAGGTGAAGTTGTTCCGATTCCAATATTAGCACCGCTTTGTGCAATTACAGAATCACCTAAATTAGTTGTAGTTGTCCATAGTGGAACTTTATTAACTGTACCAGTGCCGGTAGTCCTATCAATAAGATCCCAAGTATTCTCTTGACTTAAAAATCTAGTCGTTAAATCTGAAGTTCCATTTACTGCTGATAAATTAACACTTCCTATTGATACGTTTCCAATTGCATCTACTTGAGTAGTTCCACTTATGTAATTTCCGAAAGAAGAAGAAAATGTTGTTACTCCACCGCCGCCGCCATCTATATTATAACCTGCTGCCGTAGCTGTAAGTGTTATATTGCCTGTGCTTGTAATTGCAACAACATCATTACTAGAAACGCCCGCCTTTGTGCCAGTTATAGTAAGATCAATTTGACCTGCAACTCCTCCATTAACCGGAGATGTAATTAAATATGTGGTGTCTAGATTAGCTGTAGGTATTTGAAAGTTTACCGATCCAGCTGTTGTATACCCCACCACCTTCTCTATCGCAGTAGGATCTGTTGTGTTGGTGAATTGTGAAAATTTAACTGCCATAATTTATTTATTCTGTTATAATATTTTGACTTGTATCTTGTGTAACTATTTGAACTGATAGTTCTGTGACTATATCTTGTGCCCCAGGTCCTGATACTCCTGGCAAATTTAAACCTATAAAATTACCTATTGCAATTAAACTAGCCATTTATATACTTATTGTTATACCAATTACCACAACGCTATTATGTTAGTTGCCGTTGTGCCTGTGCTAAAAACTTTAAGAACATTAACAGGGAAAAAACTTCCCGCTAATACACCATTAAAAGTTACAATATCACCAGCTACAGTAGTTACTTTTATATTACCAGCTCCGCCTATATACAACACAGATCCATCTTGAGATCCTCCGTAAATAGCGTATCCCTTTGCTGTTGTAGTAAATATATTGTTATCCACTCCAAGAGTGGTTGCATTTACAACACTATTTATAACTGTCTGTGTTCCGTCAGTAGTGTTTACGGCAATCATTCCAGGCACTATTCCAGCTTGTCTAAAATCTAATGTAGCAGGAACTGCAGGATCAATTCCCGTTCTTCCCGCATCAATTATCTGAGTAGCGCTTCCAGAGGTTGTTGTACCAGATGGTCCTTCAAGACTAATGTTTGGAATGTTAGTGTTATCACTTGTGTTTACTGACCAAGCTTTTCCAGCTTGTAATTTTTGATATGCCATAATTAATTGTTTTTATAAGGAAACACCCTGTTTAAAGTGTCTTGCCTTTTGCCGCACCCACACCCTCCATCAGTAACTGCGTCTACTAATTTATCTATTTTAGTAGCTTTAGTAAATTTAGCTACAGTATCTCCAAATCCTTTTGACTTCATTTCTTACACTTACATTTTCCATCTTTACAATCTTGTAAAGAAAAAGTTAAAAATAACAAAAACTTATTCCAGGCACACTTAAGGTTATCTAACATTGTTTTATTTAGACTTGTTTATTTTTCTCATTGTTTTTGCGAAGTTATACTTCTTTGAACCTACGGGACAGCTAGCACTTCCATACTTTTTTCCAGTGCAGTCACCTAAAGTACCTCTGCGCTTTGCTCCTTGAAAAACTTTTTGTATAAAATCTTTAGCCATTATAATTTACTTCATATTGCTGTCAGAAGAATAAGGGTGCTTTCCCATAGACTTCATAACGCCTTTAGATTCATTTCTACGTGATCGGTAACTTTGAGATTTTGTGCCATTCCTAGCCCCTAAAGACTCGTCTAATCGGGAATTATATCCTTGTTTCATATTAATAGTTTTTTAATTTCTACAAAGATACTAATATTTTCCTTTCCTATTTTTTGGACTTTGCCCCTACGCATTTCCAGCGCTTTCTTGAAAGATTGTTTGGGGTATTGGGGTCGTTTTGCTTCTTCTTACTTAGCCTTCTTTTTATACCTAAGCTTCTAGCACAGTAGCTATCCCCCTTAGATGTCCCTGGCCTAACTCTTGGTCCGCCTCCCCTAGCTTGACCTGCTTGGCCGTAGCTAACTTTTTTGCCAGATGAAGTTATTTTTACTTTTGCTTTTCCTTTTCTTGGAGACGCCATTACTTTTTAGTGTGATTGTAACCCTTCTTTTTTAAAGATAAATGATCCTTCATAGTTTTAGCCATCTTTACAATGCCCGTCTTACTATACATCTTGTGGGGTTTGAATGTCTTTGCCATTATGCGTTTCTTACAGTTGAAGTATTTCTTACGAATTGTTTTTTTCCTCCTGAAGCTTTTTTCTTTTTAGCTGTAGCCGCTAATGCTTTTTTACTTAAACGATTTGCTTTATCCAGAGGCAAACAGCGGTCAGGGTTTTTCTTATTCTTACTTGTGCCGCATGCACCCTTAATCTTTCCGTCAGTTCCTATGCGAACCCACTTCTGATCACGCCATTTTTTTAGTTCGCCCATTTTTGTTTTTTAAAGCCTTAAAGTCTGCACCTGTAATCTTATTCATAGGGAATGCAGCTCGTGCAATGCGTCTTTGTTTTTTACTTAGCTTACTCATTTTTTGCTTTTTTTAGCGTAGTTAGGGTCTTTACAGTATTTACTCGCAGCCATATTTGCATAAGCCGAAGGGTACTTGTCAAAAGTGCGTTTAGCCCAAGCAATGCCTGAGGGGCAAATTTTGTTTCCCTTTTTTCTAGGCATTAGTATCCTGAGTTTGTTTTCTTTTCCATACCGTAGTTTGGATTGTTCTTAATCTTGCCACCGCTCATTTTCATGAAAGCATTAGCTTGTGCCTTTCCTACCGCATTGTAAGGAAATGTTCTTTTTCTTCCGTTAGGTAATTTTACTGTTGGCATAATTTTATATTTAGTCGTTAACTTTACGATTCCTAACACCTGATCTACCGGGGTTATAAATCATTTTACTCTTTCCAGTTTTAGGATTGTATACTTCAACGTCTTTAACTTTATCTAGGCCAATCTTAAATTTTCTTTTTAAGGTGTCTATTGATTTATTACGCATCGGTATAGAGTCGTATATGGATTTTTTTATTGGGTCTGGCATAATATATTATCTTTGTGTAAAGGTAATAAATTAAATTCAATGGCTACAAGCGACTACCTCAAGTACTGGAGAGTGATAAGATACTTCATTAAAGCTAAGTACGGACTCAATCAAGCAGATTTAGATATGTTGTTATTCCTTCATAGCGAAGATATATTTTCTAAAGATAAGTTTAAAGAATTTAACAACATGTTGGGCTGGGATGTATCTAGATTTGAAAGGTTAAGAAAAGACGGGTGGATTGAAATTTTTAGAAATAGAATGGGAAGAAGAAAAGCCCTGTATCAATTGTCTTATAAAACACAAAGGGTAATAACATCTATATATAAAAAGCTCAATGGAGAAGAGATCTCTACTTCAGGCAACAACCCCATGTTCGCTAGGAATGTATCCTATTCAGATAAGGTATATAAAAACATGATAATAGAAATGAATAAGTTTATAAAACAACAACGACATCATTCTCCTGAATGATAGTGTAAGCTTCATTTTCAATAAACATAGTGTATCCAGCTCTCTTGTCATAGTAAATCTCTTGGCCTTCTTCAATAGCCCTCACCTCTACCCCTGGCTTTATAATCAATCCTCTTTTGTATCTTTGTTTGTTTGCGTCGTCCGAAGATAGCATCAATCCTGATGAGGTTACAATCTCCTCTTCAATAGTTTTAATAACTATATTTTTTCCTATTGGTGTCATTTATTTAAAATTAAATCTCTTATGTTTTTAAGTAAACTTTTAAAAAGCTCCCAGAATATAATAACTACAATTGCTTCTTGCCAGTATTCCATAATTATAATTCGTATGTTCTTGCCATAGTAATTATAGCGTTAGTTGATAGTATGGTTACCGCTACAGAGACAGCATTTTGAAGCGCGTTCCTTGTAACTTTAACGGGGTCAATAATTCCCATTTTAATCATGTCACCTTCTTGTCCGGTCTTTACGTCAATACCTTGATTAAAGTCATCGTTTAGTTTTGGAGACCATTCAGCCCCTGCATTATTTAGTATCTGATTCAGGGGTGACTTAAGAGCCTTTGCTAATATCGCGTGAGCGATCGATTTTGATACGGAAGGAGTGCCGTCGTTTATTGATCCTTGCTTGTATAGCGCCAGACCACCTCCAGGGAGTATGCCTTCTTCTAGTGCGGACCTAACTGCGCATACTGCGTCGTCAACCCTATCAAACAATTCCTTCTGCTCTAGGTCAGTGTTACCACCCACGTGAATGACCCCCACGCCTCCTGTAAGCGACGCAATCCTAGATAGTATGAAATCCTTAACAATTTTATCTTTAGTCGCTCTATGAGCTTCCCAGAGCTGATTAACCCTTTCGTCAATTATTGAGTCATCAACCACACTGTTATCCTTGATGATAATACTAGAGTCTCTACCTACTATAATTTTAGAAGCACGACCTAGATCACTGAAAGACATAATGCTTAAGTCATCACCAGTCTTCTCTGAAAAATAAGTAGCACCTACTGACAGAGCTATGTCTTGCATCAGTTCATGTTGCTTATAGCCAAAGTTAGGAGGGATGATGGCACAAAGCTTTAAGTTGTTCTTTATCACGTTAGCTGAAAGCGTATTAATGACGTTCTGTGAACAAGGCGCTACTATTAGTAATTTTTTCCCATCGGCAATTATTGGTTTCAATATCTGCTCGATGCTAAGTATGTTATTTATTTCCGCATCAGCTACCAGGACATAAACGTCCTCCATGATGCACTCGTCTTTTTTCTGATTATTAATAAACAGCGGAGATGAAAACCCTCTATCAATCTTAAGTCCAGTTGTCGTTTCAAATGTGGTCTCCGAGCCTTGCGACTTCTCCACTGTTACTATGCCGTTTTTCCCAACTGACTTATATGTGTCAGCAATTATACCACCGATGTGCTTGTCATTGTTACACGATATGGTTGCAACGTCTCTAAGCCGTGCGCTTGTGACTGACTTGCTGTTCTTCTTTAGCTTCTTTACAATTGCCTCAGTGACAGAAATAATCTCACGAAGTATCTCAGTTTTATTATCCTCAGGCTTTATCATCTCAAGACCAGCCTTTACAAGCGCTTCAGTAAGAACAATAGCAGTTGTTGTACCGTCACCTGCGTTTGCTGCCGTGCGGCTTGCCGCCTCGCGCATCATCTGAACCGCAAGGTTCTCGACTGGGTCGAGTAAGGCAATAGACTTAGCAACAGTGACACCGTCTTTCGTAACAGTTATACCATGGGTGTGTTGTGGTGATTCGATGAGAACAGTATTACCCATCGGTCCAAGTGTGCTCTTTACAGCATTAGACATTTTAGTAATACCACTTATAAGTTTTTTTTGACCGTCATCTCCAAAGTGGAGATCTCTAGGTGAATACCCTCCAGATTCATTCATTGTATATTAGATTAAATTATACTCAAAGATAATCAATAAATCATTACAGTGTTAATGTCGAAAAAATTTTTATATTATATATATATATATATATTTATTATTATTATTATTATTATTATTATTAAAATATAAAGAATTAATCGACATTTCCGACATTAGTCTTAAGGATCAGATAGTTAGCTCTAAAAAAACGACGTATTTTC